CTGGTCATCCTTAAACTTAATCTCTGCCACAATGTCATGCGCCTGTGTGGGCTCGTTACACAGCTGACAGTTAATAGTGTCAAACAATGGTACATCTTCTAGGTTAGTCCATACACCTGTTGTCTCGTCAAAGTATTCAACGAATCCCATGTTATGCCCACACCTTCTGAGGCTGCCACTTGCCCTCTACCAATTGATACCAACGAGTAGGGCATCTGTGTGCCGTTGAGATTGCTGTGTCACAGAAATAGCCGCCCCATGGTTTGCCATTCTTTTCGCCTTCCTTGAAGCGCATATGCCCATGCTCACAGCTTGGTGCCTCTACTGCTTCAGGTGTTCCCATGATTGCAGCCACAGTCTCCATAGCCTTTTCAAGGGTGACAGGTGCATCCACGACCTTGTTGTATTGACCTACGGGCGTAGTCCAGTAATCCTGATCATCTGCCTTGACCTTTTGCACTGCTGGTTTTGCTGGCTTAGCAGCTACAACCTTGGTCATTTCCTCGCGGCTTGGTCTCTTTCCTTTAGGCGCATAACCTGCATTTGCAAGTGCTCTGCCGATCGCCGAAGTCTCGCAATTCTCCAATGCTGAAGTCTGATTAACACCCCTGCTAGTAACTGTTTCCTCAGCGTACCCTGTTGCCCACGCAACGCCATCGCTAGCATCCTTAAATAGATAAGCCTTAACAATGTATCGAGTTGCCTCGACCACTTCAAGCTCTGTTGCAATACGAAATGCTGGATAGTCCTTAATAAACTTTTCAAGTCTCACCTCGACTGGCTCGTAATCGGCTAAATTAAACATACAAAACTCCCTTAATTTTCTCTATGAATTGCTTGCAACCACAATTGAACTCAACGCAACGATCTTCATGCACTGACCATAAAGCGTTTTTGCACTCTTCCCATGCTTCTTCTTTAGACATACAGATCATTCTCCGTAGTGGCTAATTGTCCGCCGAGTGCGCCATAGCTGCATAGGTCGACCCAGTTGTCAATGTGCTGGGCTGATTGATTAGTCCTCGCAAGTTTAACAAGCACCATAATCCCTGCGACTTGATAGTCATGTATCGGTGTCTGTAAGTATGCTGAGAGGAGCATCGCTGTGTGTTGCAGGTTATCTGAAGGGTGACCGTATGATAAGCCACGCTCGCGGATTGTGTCTGTTGCTGATAAGAGGATCTCACTGGCTCTCATTCCTGCCCCTTGATGCTGCGACCTCGATGGTATCCATCGCGTACGCCCTTATCATAGGCTGTGCGTTGTACATCGATAATCACGATAATAAAGCCGATGATCATTCCTATGATGCTTATAATAAAGAGCTTATCTAAACTGCTCATTGTTTTACCTATCTGTGCCAATGCCCTTGACTGGCTACAGACTTAGTGTGACATAACTGGCAGACAGATCAAGTACATTTAGATAACGAAACGATAACGATTATCTAGGTCTGCCGTAAGACTTTCCAGCCACAATGAATGTGCCGTCCTTCTCGATGTTAATAAGATCAACCTGAACCTTAGCCTTGTTCACATAGATGATGGCAAAGGCTTGCTGCCAATTGGCTACACCCTTGGTGTATGCAGCTTGCTTAAAGTCCATGAGATTGCCTACCTCGACACCATGCAGGACACGCCCTATACGCCCTCCAGAAGCCTCTGAGAAGGCTGAACGCCCTGCTCTGTGGGTATGACCTGAGATGACATTCTTTCCATGCCTACGAGCCGCTTCTAGGGCTGATAAGCCCCCCTGTGGCTTGATGGGTGTGTGGTCTCCATGTACTGCAATCCAGTTAGGTGCAATAGGCATAGGATTCTTATGAAAGGTAATGCCTAGCTCATCGAACTTCATAAACTTCTCAAAGCGTAGCTCTGGCAAAGCACCAAACGCTGGGACTTTAGCCATGATGATGTTGTATAGGCGATCTGTGTGATTACTACGGATGCAGTCTGTTACACCTAACTCCCATAGAAGCTGCACAGCCTCATTACGATCATCATCTAAGGTCTGAGCGTAGCTGCCCATGCGACCTTCCTCCCACTTGCTTATTTGGGGTAGGTCGATCTCATCACCAATGGTGACTACTTGATCTGGCTTAAACTTAGAGATAAAACTAGCAAGGTTACGGGTTGCAACCCTGTCATGGTATGGGACTTGTAAGTCCGAGACTACGACTATTCGCTTAATCGTCATCCTCATCTTCATAATCGCCATACTTCTCAGGCTCTATCGGATCTGGCAAGATCCAATGAGGGTAAGCCTGTGGCTCTGTGATCATAAACATCGCAATATCTTCCTTGAACCCTGCTCTTTTAAGCGAGCAGAAGTACTCATAGAGTCCAATGCAGTAAGCATCGAGCTTTGAGTAGCCTTGCTCCTCTAGAGCCTTGGTTGCTTTTCTTGCCATAGCACAATGCTACCTGTCAAGCAAGATGTTATAGATCTCATCGACTCGCGTGTTGAGTCTTTTGATCTCAGACAAAAGATGGGTAATGACATAGCCTGACAAACCACCAAGGATAGTAATCGTTGCTATGTAGAGGGTGAAGAAATCTGACTGTGTCACTTTTTAGGGCTCGCGTATCCGAAGATGCCAGCAAGCACAGCCCACAGGATTGCTCTGTAATCTGCATCAAAGTTAGTTGCAGACCAAGCAGCAAGGAAGGCTCCAGCAGCTAGATAGATAGGGTGCTTCATGTTCTTCATTATTCTCCGCCTAACATAGATACCTGATAAAAAGACCCATCATTGTCAGCTTCTTTCTTAAAGCTGAAATGAGCGTGTTTCGTGTGTTTGTTAGCCCCTGTGTACTTTCTTTTGATAAATCTAAACTTTGATGAGTAGATGAACCCATCGTAAATGATGTAAGAAATGCGATTCTCTCTCTTGGATCTACCAGCTTGTCGAAGTTGATCAACAAGATCGCCCATGATGTCTGGCTCTGATCCTTGAAATAACCCACGCGATACATCGATGGCGCGTACCCAGCCTTGATCATCTGGACAATGATCAGACTTGCCAGCACGCATGTGCCTTGCATCCGCGATCCATCCGTCTGATAGGCGAGACCTATCTGGGAACGAGTCATCTATCTGTTCTCTGAGTTGAACAGCAGCCTTAGAGAGCTTTACTTTCATCCAAGTAACAAAGCCGCTTCTTCTGCTGTAATGCCTAAACGCTCCAAGAGTGCAGCCTTGTCAGCAGCCTTAGCCGCTTTGTCTGCATCCTCTGCTGCCTTAGCCTCAGCAGCAGCGATGGCATCTGCTTCACGCTGTGCTATTTCCTCTTGAGTCAATTCGATCTCTGAGACTTCCCCAGTAGAACAATCAACTACGATCTTTGTGTCTGCCATGTTGTCTCCTTATGATGATTTGATGCCGTATAGGGTAGCTGTTGAGTATTGGACAAAACTAGCACTGTAACCGCTGATTATTTCAATAGTTGATATAGCCGCAGTCCCAGTCCAAGAGTACGCAGACATATTCATCCAAGCACCAGTAGCGTTATTTTCTGATGCTGAATCAACAGAGAAACTTTTAGCATTAGAACTTGTATAGTTTGGAGCGTATAAGGTTGTAGAACCAAAGGTATTGGCAGTTGCAGTCGCTCCTGAAATCCAACCATTTTCTATGATGTAGGTTGAGCCACTAAAACTACCAGTAGCACTACCAGTACCATAAAGGTTCACAATTTTATAATTTGCAGCAGTTGTATCTGAATTAAACTTGAAAGATACAGCATCAACAATACTGGCTCTAGTACCTCTGGCGCTTATTTCAATACATAAATCTGTGTAAGTGCTTGGGATACTGCTAAAAGTCATACTTGCAGCCCCACCACTTCCAACAGTTACCGATGCGATCTTGACGAATGTATCAGGCACTTTTCACCCCATATAATGTAAATGTAGAGCCAATTGCCCAAGTCTGACTTCCGGGATTAACTCGGATTTGATTGATGGCAGAAGTCGAACGCCACAAGTTTGCCCAAGCCGATACCGATTGACCTGATGAAAAATCTGCTCCATTACCACGAGCAAGCATTGTCTTGAATGTTGTGGTGTTTGAGTAATTCATAAAATGTAAAGTCATTACTGAGAAATTAGTTGTAGAAGCTGCTCCTGTGTACATCTGAGTGTTATTACTGGCTCTACCCGATGCAGCTGTTGTTCCCGAACCACCCAACCAAGTCCAAGAATAATTGCTTGCAGTATCGTAGGAACCATTACCTACTTGAGCATTGGTATTTACTGTGCCTGTTCCAGAATCTTTACAAAATTGCACCAAAATTAAATCTGTGTAAGTTTGAGGGATTGAAGTAAAATTGACATACTGAGTGGCACTACCCAAGGTTGCTGTAGCGATTGGTGTGTATGTTGATGCCATGATTACCCCTTAATTCCGTATAGGGCGAAGGATGAGTACTCTGCAAAATTGAACCCAGCACCAATTACTAACCTAATTGATGAAACAGCAGCGGTATTGCGCCACGCGCCAGAAGCAATCCAGACGGTGCCTGAACCATTCATATCCAAACCTGACAAAGATCTAACTGTCTTGTTTTTATTAGTATTGGCATAATCTAAAATGTCCACAACAGTAGGGGCAAAACTTGTGCTGGTTTGACTTAAGATGTCTGTGTAAATGTAAGTTGAACTTACCTCTGCGCCAGCACTTGCACTTGCTCCATTACCTAAAAGATAATGGGTTGAGTAATTAGCAGTTGTATCACTATTAAAAGTTAAAATAGTGTTACTAGATAAACTTGAATTACGAGCGATGTACCTAATTTGCAAATGCGTATATGTAGATGGGATACTGCTAAAAGTAACGGATGATGCACCACCTGATCCAACAGTTACAGTAGCGATTGACTCGTAAGAGTTAGCCGCTGCCGCTGCACCACCGCTAGAGGCGATGATCCCAATGAGAGAGTTGAGCACTATGCAATCCCACCGACCACAGTCCATGAGTTAGCAGCAAGCTTAATAGCAGCAGCAGACTTATAGCGAGCCAATACTGGCACTGCTGAGACTGCTCCAGCAGATGTCACTGTAGTTGTGCCAGATGTTACAGCTTGAATAGTTGTAATACCTGCACCCTTCTGATAGACCACTAGGGTTGTACCAATTGGGAAGTTATAGGTTGCATCTGTAGGGATGCTGAACACATTAGCTGCTGCGTTGTCCATTGTGACAATAGCGTTAAGACCATCTGCCTTGACAGCTGTATAAGTAAGACCAGTCTGTGCATTGACTGTGAGACCAGCAAAGGATGCATCAACCGAGTCACCTAGTGTCTCGATGGCAGTTGCACCATTCTTGACTAGGTCTGAAGATGTGGGAACAGTCCAACCGAAGTTAGGGGTAGTAGTTGCCATTAGGTTAAAGCTCCTGTCGCATTTGTCCAAGTTAGTATAGCATTTACGCCAGCCCAATCTAAGGTGGCTGGTAATACTGTTTCCCACTGTGTCGTTGATAGTGAGAAGTCTGTTGCTGAGATGTAGAGGGTAATGTCCACAAAGGTAGGTGTGGCTCTTAAGGCTATGTTCTCCACAAAGCCATCGAATGAACCACCCAATAAGTTGCTCGGTAGATTAGTAATTAAGACAGGCTCACCAAAGAAGATCCCGATAAGGTCATCACGCATGAAGTCGCTCATGTCTGGATTGTCAAGTCTGAAGGTGATCGCTCCCAATGAACTAAAAGGTGCTTTACGGAGATTAAGCTCTCTAGAGCCGATGTCAGTGATGTCAGTAAGATTCTTGATGTTAGACTCAAAGGAGCGCTCATAGAGCCCGTAAGAGGCTATAGAGTCGCTGTCAGAGGTACTGTAGGTGCTGGCATAACTTGTACCATACTTGTAGATAAGGCTGTTACGGATACGAGCGATCTGAGTCTGAGACTGGATACTGCTAGGTGTGGCGTATGAGCCATCTAGATTAACAAAGCCATTGGCTGCAAGGTAATTAGATCGATGATCTGCATCGTCATAATAGACCAAGCCTGTAGGGGACTCATAGATCTGCCCTAGTGCGCTAGTAGCAATCTGCTCCACAAGGCTACTGCTCTTGGTTACAGCCGATGCCGCAAGTGCGCTCATGGTGTAAAAGCCTGTGTCCACTTCACCGATGTAGGTCTCTGCATCTGCCCATGTAACTGTTGCTGGATAGGTTGCCCATGTCGTTGTCGGGGTTACCTGATCCCATGGAAGGGAAAGAGCTGCACCTAAGATCTCTGCGATCTGTGTGCCATCTAAACCTTCTGCAAGTGCTGTGTTATAGATAGCCTTGGTTAGTTTGGCAAGTGCGCCGATACCTAAGATTGTGCCTGTGGTGATGAAGCCTGATTCCTCTGGAGATCTAACCCCGATGCTAAAGTCTGATACTTCTCCAGCAAAGACTGGGATATAAGTATCGTTTGAGTCTTTAAGCTCTAAAGAAATTGGCTCTGTGACATTGATGGTGAACTCTGCCCCAGTAGTGTTAATGATCTCTACTCGGCAGTAACCTGCTGTGCATTGGCGATCGATGTCTAAGCGACCAGTGGCATAGGAAACAGAGGTGACAGTCGTATAGACATCATCCCCTACTGTCACTCGCCACTCTGGAAGCCATGTCATCCGATATTCAACAATCCGCTCGTTAGTGTGCCACGAGAGTTAGCCTCGCGTAATAGATTCTCAATAGCCTCAGCAATAGCGTTAGGGTCTCCCACGCCTGTATTCACTGTGATGTTGATGTCTCTGTCAAAGGCTCCGATGCCACCGCCTACGCTGCCGTTACCAGTAGGTAGGAACGATGCAGCCTCAGCAGTCTGGAAAGACTGGAAACCATAAGCTGCATTAGCCAAAGCATTAGTAGTCAAAGCTGCCATACCAGCGGCATTGTTACCTTCTAGTAATGATGCAATTGCGTTGGCTCTTGCTGTTGCTGCGTCTGCATATTCTAGGATCGCATCGATGTCAGAGCCAGCAGCGATGTGTTCGATGACCTGCCCTGTGATTCCTTCTTCATCAATACCTCGACCAGCAGCGGCTAAAGCAGCAGCAGCGGCAGCGGCT